ATGGAATTTATACTTCTCCCAATCTAATGTACCCAATTCTATTTCCGTTCCGGTAGTCCAACTACCGCTATTATAAACACTCGCAACTCCACTGGAGTTACTAATTAACCCAAATTGTGCCACCCCCCTCACGTCTAGGGCCGCCAGCGGCAGGTTCGTCCCGATCCCCACGTTGGAGGTCGTCGTGTCCACAAAGAGGTTGGCTGTCCCAACCTCTAGGTTCGAAGTGAGGTGGAGGTTGGAGGTCACCGACCCGGTCACCTGTAGGTCCCCCCCAACTGTGAGATTCGAAGACACCGTGGCGTTCCCAGTGACGGTGAGATTCGAAGACACCGTGGCGTTCCCAGTGACGGTGAGCTCCCCGCCAACATCGACGTTTGCGGTGGTCACTAGGCCGGTGGTGACATTATTGAACTCAGCGGTGTAGGGGGTGGTGTTACCAAAACTAGTGACAGATCCTAAACTCGGTGAAGTTACAAAATCTACAGTCCCCAAACGTAGTGTCCCCCCAACCTCCAAGTTGGAGGTGGTCACTAGCCCAGTGGTGGGGTTGGTGAATTGTACAGTGTTGGATGTTGTATTCCCCGTATCACATACGTTCTGTAGAGTATATGTAGCCGATACACTCAATGTATCGAGGATAAGATTTGTAGTTTCCACGTTTTGTGCAACTAAATTTGATACGGATATGTCACCTTGGACAGTGAGACCACTGGAAGCATCTACACTGACTCCGGTGTAGTCAATCACTTCCCCGGATGTGCTGTCGTAGGCCATAATGTTCCCTGCGACTGCTCCCGCTCGGAGGGGTTTGATGTAAGTTCTAGAAGTACCCGCGGTATTCAAGGCAGCACCGGTAGCATTGAGGACAATGGAATTATCATGCTGACTGGTCTGACCCGCTGCATACCCCACGGCGATGGCGCGGGATCCCTGATTGATCTCACCCGCTGCCTGCCCCATGGCGACGGCGTCGTTTCCCTGACTGGTCTGACCCGCTCTGTTCCCCACAGCAACGGCGTTGATTCCCTGACTGGTCATACCCGCTTGGCGCCCTACGGCGACGGCGTTGTTTCCCTGCGTCGTCTCACCCGCATCTGTACCTATAGCGATCGTATCCACATCGGGGTCGAACCCAGCAGAAATCCCAGTGAGACTTGAACCATCGCCGATAAATGAAGTCGCCGTAACGTTCCCAGTAGCGATGAGGTTCGAACACTCTACGTTGCCCGTGACATTCAATGTTTCTCCGACTACCAAGTTGTTTTGAACTTGGGTATTCCCCCGAAGATCGATCAACATCTGGTGATCCTGGTCCTCATAGTGAAAAATGTGATCATCTGTAAATGTGTTTTGTGTGTAACTTATAGAGAAGCGGTGTTCATCTGCATGATAGATTAAGGCAACGTTGGCGTACTCCCCATCACTCTTATGTTCCATCATGATGCCGGTGTCCAAGTTATGGACTTCATTGTTTGCACCGATACCGAAAATGCGATCTTCGATGGTCACACTCGTGGACGACACTATGGTATTGTTACCACTGAGGGTGATATTACCCAAAAATTCGGCTTCAGCCGCCTCAATTACATATGTTCCGCCGGGGGTTAGATAGACTGGTGATTTTTCGAAAAATCCATCGGTTTTCACCATTGGTAGGTATCTTTTTATTGGATCTGCGAGATCAGCCACTGATATATTTCCACCCACCTCGATGTTAGATGTAGTCACGAGACTTGTTGTCGCGTTCGTAAATTGAATTGTATTTGAGGTGGTGTTTCCATTGTCAGATACACCTTGGAGTGTGGTGACTATCCCAGTGAGTTGGCTACCATCACCTAGGTAGGTGGTGGCTGTCACATTACCACCAACCACTACGTTACTATCGACTACGAGCCCCGTGGTGCTATTTTTGAACTCTATGGTGTTTGTGGTGGTGTTTCCATTGTCAGAAACATCTTGGAGGGTCGTGACGAGACCAGTGAGTTGGCTCCCGTCGCCCAAAAAGGTGGTGGCTGTCACATTACCACCAACCACTACGTTACTATCGACTACGAGCCCCGTGGTGCTATTTTTGAACTCTATGGTGTTTGTGGTGGTGTTTCCATTGTCAGATACACCTTGGAGTGTGGTGACTATCCCAGTGAGTTGGCTCCCGTCGCCCAAAAAGGTGGTGGCTGTCACATTACCACCAACCACTACGTTACTATCGACTACGAGCCCCGTGGTGCTATTTTTGAACTCTATGGTGTTTGTGGTGGTATTTCCACCATTGTCAGAAACATCTTGGAGGGTCGTGACGAGACCAGTGAGTTGACTCCCATCACCATGGTACGAGGTTGCTGACACGTTTCCATGTACTACGAGAACATTAGAACCTACACCATCTACGTATAGATTTGACCCAACACTTAAAGTGTGTTCGGGTGTGGAGTTTGCAATACCCACATTTGATTCAGTTACAAAAGCTGTTGTGTTATTGACAAAACGTACAACATCGGCTGTTACATTACCTTGGTTTGTTACCGCCGCTAATCCCTGATTACCTATAAGATCTGAAGCTGTTTCACCAGATTCCACAAGTTCCTTGGTTTCTGTGTTATACATCATGAGTACAACTTCCGGTTTAGATCTGTATTCGTTATCGAGGCGTACTGGTGAAATATAAAGAGAGCCCCCACTCGACGCATTGATGGCGGTATTACTCGCGTTCAAAACGATAGTATTTTCCCCCTGGTCGTCTGTAGTGTTTTTACCAAAGCGGATCTTAGTGGATCTCTCAATGGTAGGGATGTTCTTGACCATTTAATATAACAATGTATTTTAATTTGCGTAAAGGAGACCAGCCATACCATTCTCGATACGAAGGATGTTGTAATTGACCGCGTAAATTGAATCGTTGATAGGCATACTCTCACTCATAATCTTCGCTGAATCCAACCTACTAAAGTTGAGAGTACCCGTTGGTTGGAGAGAACTTGTTGAGAGACAGAAACAATACAAAAAGAAATCTGGGGAGGTTACAAAGTTTGTATGATAGTAGTTCATGACATCGATAAAGTGTGGCTTTCCCCATCTATAATTGCTGACATCGAGGCCATTTATATTCAATTTAACTTTATTTGTTGGTGATGTTAGGGCACCATCTGTGGATGTGTCCGACGAGGCCAGGTATTTTATGGGGTGATTAAACGTGAGGTCTTGGACGACTTCACCCGATGGGATATTCTTTTGAACTTGGGTGATGAGAAGATCATGTCTCCGGGAAGCGATGTTCCCACGTTCCTCGTTATCGAGGTAGTAGTAGTTGGTGTAGCATTCAACATTATAGTTGGCGGCTTGATCTGCCCAATAAATTCGAATCTCTACGTTGTGATAGTTGAGAGCGACCAGGGGTAGGGCGCACTGAGGTCCCTCACAGAAAAAGAAGCGTAGGGGGTAAAAGTAGGAGCGGGCACTCACACCTGGGTGTGTGCCGTTTGAACTTTTGGATACATTTTGTGCAAACGTATCGATGGCAATCTTTTCCGTGAAGATTGCATCTTGGGTGTCTATGACGGAACCACCGATGAGAAATTCTACCTTGTCGATAATGGTGTCCCACCTCTGCACATCCAGGGCTTGGGTGGTGTCATCTAGGGTAAAATAGACATAACCGAGGAGATCGCCAGTTCGTTCGAATTGAACACTGGACATTGAATTGTTTTTCACAGGTCCATGGATGGTTTGTTTTTCGATGGACTGTGAAAAATTAGCATGCCTTTTGAACGTTGAACTAAAGAAAGATATTTCGGGGTTCCCCATGATATATTCATCCTGGGCTCCGATAGCAATCAATTGAACAATACCAGCGGACATGGTATACTACTTTAACGGAAGAAAATTACAGGTTGGGTTTTCTACACACGAAACGAAGAACTAAAAATGTACCACCACTTCCATTTGGAACTGTCACAGCGTCTTGATCTCTAATTGTAACGGTGAATCGATCAATGCGACGAATGGGATCAATATACTGTGTGGCGATTGTATAGTTATCTTTAAAAACAATGTTGGCTACGCCATCAGTCACTATACTCGCAAAGGAATTGCGAAGCATACTCATGGAGGCTTGACCCTCGTACACATTGGAAGCCCTGTCATTAAAAATACTGTCCAGTTCCTCTATGGATACATAGCAATGTTCTGTATCTGTGGTTGTACTAATCCGGGCAGCGAGAAGGCGAGCCTGGACAACATTTTTCAGGGGCTGCTGAAGAAAGCAAGTAAAAGTATTAGCGCTATCTTGACCAATGGAATCAATAGTCACGGTGTGATACTCATAGTTGAGATCTGGAATAGTCTCAGTTGGGGACGTGATGAGAGCCATTTATATTTAGCTTAGATTAAAGATCCACCAATTCCATCCGAAATCTCGTAGCTCGCGAAATCCGACACGAGCTTTTGGGCACCACAGAGACCACCTGGGGTCAGGGACTTTGTGTAGGCGCTACCTTCCTTGCGACCGGGTGTGCACTCAACCTTGTTCTCCAGGTCGAAAATGGATTTCTCGCTGATGGGGGTAATCTTGATTGGCCTGGGTTGGTACATACTGGTTTCGCGGAACATCACGAGAGCGATGATGACGATCATCAACACGGCGATGGACATGAGGGCGTTACGATCAGTTTTGTTAAGGTTCGACATTTACTGTGTACATATATTTTTTTAAACTGCGTTAAAGATATTTTTTTTAGTTTCTGCATAGAGAGTAGATGGAGGAAGAAATCGTACTCGATCGTGGAAACACCACTGTGATGAAATTAGACGCGGATGAACAGGCTCTCATGGATGAGATTCAGATTTCAGTTCCTCGCCCCAAACCTGTCCCACGACCCACCTCCCAGATGCATCGTCCCCAGCCCCAGCAACACCAAGAGGCTATGGATGCTTTCGTGAATCCCCACAAGCAATCTGCTCCCCAGCAGCCAACCCAACAGGAGGAGGTTGATTATGGAGAGAATTTTTACGATGACGACGGCCCCATGGGTCCCGGTGATACTTATCAGGAGGAGCAACCTTCGAAGGGATACTCCTCGATAGATGAAGAGAAATCCGATCTCCTGAATAAATTGACCCGTCTGGAAAAGAAGGGCTTCAGTGTAAATAAGAGACTGAACGCCTATTCGAACGTGGAGGAGTTGAGGTCTGAGGTTAAGAGAATTACCTACAGTATTGATGTTGAACAGTCGATCCGCTTTTCACGACGCATGCTCATCGCATGTGTGACCGGTTTGGAGTTCCTGAATAAGAGGTACAACCCGTTTGAAATACAACTTGATGGTTGGTCTGAATCCGTCATGGAGAGTGCAGACGACTACGACGGTGTCTTCGAGGAGCTTTATGTAAAGTATCGCTCTAAGGTCAATGTCGCCCCAGAGGTCAAGTTGATCATGATGTTGGGTGGTTCGGCGATGATGTTCCACCTGACGAACAGTATGTTCAAGTCAGTCATGCCCAACATGAACGATGTGATGAAGCAGAACCCAGACCTCGTGAAGAATATGATGGCGGCTGTTCAAAACACTACACGAAGCCCCGACGGTCCAGCCACAGATGCCCCAGTGGGTGGTACCAGTGGGAACTACGAGATGCAAGGTCCCGGTGTAGATATCTCAAGCCTTATGGGTGGGATCATGATGCCCCCACCCCCACCGATGAACACCAACATGGCGACGGGTGTGGGTACCAGGGAGAGTGATGACGACGACATGTCTGACATCGTCTCCATCTCGGGTGACTCCACCGGTGGTGAAGTCAAGGAGGTCAATGTCGGTGCTTCCAAACCCAAGCGAACCAGGAGAAAGAAGAAGACTGAAATTAATCTCTAATAGTATATAAATGATAGCGTATTGTCCGCTGGAGGAACTAGAGCCTCCTATCCGACAGCCGAAGCCTGTCGTGAAACCCAAGACCGAGGAGGTGAAGCCCCCAATTGGTCGCGAAGAAACTGAATTAAATTACGTCATCATGGGGTTCATTGCCGGCGTTGTTTTACTCGCCGTCTCTGATACCATCAGGGCGTAGGTGTATGAATTGAATCTACCGTGGGGTCTCTCCCCCATAGTACATTTAATACCTAATTTTTTGTTTGAGTTCCTTTATCGCCTCAACTATGAGGCCCATAAGGTTTCCGTAAGCGAGAGCATACTTTGTTTCTTCAGAGCCAGTGACCGCTTCTGGGAGGATTTCTTTGACCTCTTGAGCAATGAGACCCGTTGAGGGTTTATCATTCATGATGAATGTGTACCCATTTAGGGCACACACCTTATCGAGAGCATTTTCGATATGTTGAATATCGGATTTTAGACGCCTATCTGAAGTTTCGTTGACTGTCGTTGCGGTGAGACCACCGGAAGCATCTACACTGACTCCGGTGTAGTCGATCACTTCCCCGGATGTGCTGTCGTAGGCCATCATGTGCCCTGAGACTGTCGCCGCTCGGAGGGGTTTGATGTAAGTTCTAGAAGTACCCACTGTATTCAAGGCAGCACCGGTAGCATTGAGGACAATGGAATTATCATGCTGATTGGTCTGACCCGCTGCATACCCCACGGCGATGGCGACGGAGCCTTGAGAGGTCTGACCCGCGATAGCCCCCACGGCGACGGTGTCGTTTCCCTGAGAGGTCCGACCCGCTGCATAGCCCACGGCGACGGCGTTGTTTCCCTGAGAGATATGACCCGCGCTAGCCCCCACACCGACGGACTGGGTGCCTTGATTCGACTGACCCGCTCCCTGCCCAACAACCGTGGCGGCGATTCCCTGACCGGTACTACCCGCGAAAGCGCCCACAGCCGTGGCGGCGATTCCCTGAGAGACCTGACCCGCTGCATAGCCTACGGCGACGCCGTCGTCCCCCTGACTGGTCTCACCCGCTTGGCGCCCTACGGCGACGGCGTTGTTTCCCTGCGTCGTCTCACCCGCTTCACTCCCAATGGCGACGGCGGAGGCTCCCTGAGAGACCTGACCCGTGTTGTCCCCCATGGCGACGGCGGAGATTCCCTGAGAGAGTTGACCCGCTCCAGCCCCAACAGCCGTGGCGGAGGATCCCTGACTGGTCTGACCCGCATGGCGCCCTACGGCGGTGGCGGAGGATCCCTGATTGGACCGACCCGCTCTGTCCCCCACGGCGACGGTGTCGTTTCCCTGAGAGGTCTGACCCGCTGCATAGCCCACGGCGACGGCGTCGTTTCCCTGAGAGGTCTGACCCGCTACCCGCCCCACGGCGATGGCGTAGGGTCCCTGACTGGTCTCACCCGCTTGGTCCCCCACAGCAACGGCGTTGATTCCCTGACTGGTCATACCCGCTTGGTCCCCCACGGCGACGGCGGAGGATCCCTGCGTCGTCTGACCCGCTTGGTTCCCCATAGAAACGGCGTTGGTTCCCTGACTGGTCGCACCTGCACCAACCCCCACGGCGACGGCGGAGGCTCCCTGAGAGACCTGACCCGTGTTGACCCCCACAGCCGTGGCGGAGATTCCCTGAGAGACTTGACCCGCTCCAGCCCCAACAGCCGTGGCGGAGGTTCCCTGATTGAACCGACCCACCGAGTTCCCCACAGCGACGGCGAATTGTCCCTGAGAGACCTGACCCGCGTCGAGACCTATAGTGATCGTATCCACATCGGGGTCGAACCCCCCACCACCACCAGCAGAAATTCCAGTGAGACTTGAACCATCACCGATAAATGAAGTCGCCGTAACGTTCCCAACAACGGTGAGATTCGAAGAGACCGTTACGTTAGATTCTATGGGCGTAGCATCCAAATTACTTGCAAAAATTTGACCAGCGACTACAAGAATTCCATCCGCTTGTGCTGCCATTTACATTAGTTACCGAATAAAATTCCGGCTAAACCATCCTTGATCCTGAGTACATTGTAATTAACTGCATATACATACACATACGGTCTATCGATGGCCTCAGCACCTCTTATGACAAGTTTCGCGTTGTCCAGACGACTAAAGTTACAAGACCCTGATGGATTGTAGTCAGATGCATTCATACAAAAGTGATAAGCAAAGTACCTGGTGTAGTTTGGTGAATGACTGACAGTATTAAAAGAAGACTTACCGTATGATGTTTTGTAATAGTTTTGTGCGGTGTGGAAATATACGGGACTCATGTTTTCGAGTAGTGGTGTACCGTTGATGTACAGGTCTGCATTCATAAAACTAAAACGATCCACTACTGCATTCACTTGGGAAGCACCAAATCCAAAGAAGATTGACTTTACCGGGTGATTAAAGGAAGAAATATCAAGTGTATTGTAACCACCGGAATCAGTTGTATTATCAGTCACACTATTCAATGGAAACTCCACTCTCTGTGTTTGTGTGATGACGAAATCTAAGGATCGCTTTACAAGTGATTCTCTCTCTTCTGTATCAAGGTAAATATAGTTCCCGTACATATTGGCTTTCTTTTCAGATGCTGGAATGGATTCGATCGTATCCTTGTCAAAATTGATTCGTATTTCAACTTGGTGATTTTGGAGTGCGACTAGGGGTAAGAATGCTTTATGGTCACAGAAAAAAAAGTGGAGGGGGACAAAAAATTTATTGGACAGTGAAGCCTTGGTGTTAAGTTCCTGTGACTTGTTGTAGGTATCAGCCAAATAATTTGGCCAGATCTCGCTATAATAATCAAAGTGTTGGGAGTCTATTTTTTGACCACCTATGAAAAGATCTAGGGTGGATTTGTAAAAGAGATTCGAAGCGATGTTGTCATTACTAGCATTATCTGACTCGAACCAAAGTCCATTGATGGCATCACCCAAAACTGGAATCATTATCGAAGTATCACTATCCGAAATAGTTTTAATGTACTTGGGAGCTTGGGAAAAATTCGTATGCCGCATGAATTTTGTACGAAAAAATGACATCCCCTCGTCGCTCGTAAGATACATGTCTTGAACTCCTTTGGAGACGAGTTGTATCAATGCACCAGACATTTAATAAGTGTTCAGATTATAAAAACAAACACTTTCCCTGAGGGAAGTCACTCTTCCTTTCTTCGGTAAATTTCCCATGAATTTTAAAACCACCTTGGCGGTACACCTTCATTCTCTTGTAGTACATCGCTGTGAAGATAGACCACGGATCATGGACATCGTATATGTGTGGGTTGTTCTTCTTCCCCTTCGTTTCTCTCATTATACGCCCAATACTTTGGGTGATGTCCGATTTGGGTGAAGCCAGAATGACTGTATCCAGGGTTGGAATGTCCAGGCCCTCGTGGGCTTGACTGAATGTCGCGAAGATGATCTTCTTTTTGGAAGATTCTTGGAGGTCCTTCTCCTTCATGCCACCCATGTAGAGTCCAGAACTTTTAGGAAAACATTGATGAAGAAATTCACAGTGAAATCTCCGGTCACTCAAAACGAGGAGTTGCCTCGTGCCAGCTGAGGCTTTTTTAACGAGCTCCACCAACATCTTATTTCTCTGACGGTCTTCGACCAACTCTGTGATCATGTTGGGCATGGAGATTTTACCGTTCCTCATGGAGGGTGGTGGATTTCTATAGTTGAAGCATTCGTAGGTCACTGGGAAGACCTCAACCTGTTCCTGATTTTTCCTCTCCACAGCGAAAAACGTGGGTCCCATGAACCAGTGAAGAACCTTGGTGAGACCGTCCTTTCTCTCGGGGGTTGCAGAGAGGCCAAAGATGTGTTTGGGGCACATTTTGAAGAGGGATTGGCTGAAAACTTTGGCGCATATGTGGTGTGCTTCATCTACTATGAGGGTCCCAACACTCTCAAAGTCCGAAAAGCTATACTCCTTTAGGGAGAGGGACTGGAGCATCGCGATGACAAAATCACAATGAACCTCCTTTTTATCCTGTTGGACTATTCCTATAGTCGCACCTGGACAGAATTGTTGAATCCTCTCTCTCCACTGATCAGCTAGGAACTGTTTATGCACTACAATCATGGTCCTATAGCCCAATGTACATGCTATTGCCAGGGATACGGTGGTCTTCCCGAAACCACACGGGAGTGAGAGAACGCCATGACCCGCTTTAAGAGCTGCAGCAAGTGCTTCGTTTTGGTGTGTTGCATCTCGAAGGGTTCCGGCAAATTTCGTTTTGATCTTCGTGGGTTCGGGTCGCCGATCCTCCTTGGGTTTTCCAAGTTTTTCGACGCCATAGAAGCGCGGGACACAGATACCATTTTTAGTCGTCTTAAAAACCTTGAAAGGTGGTGGCGGAAATCCGTAGTCTCCATTAACTATGGGTCTTACGGTGAGTTCCTTTTTAATTTCCTGTAAGGGACCTCCATTCACGAGGTACCCAGTTCTACTGAGCATACTGATTTAAAGATGAGAAACTTTAAATGAGTTGATATATCACCCGCTTTCGGAGTATGTTGAACTTGAGAGTAACCAAGAGAATCCAGAGTAATCACCGACATTCCAAGCACCCTTAAACTGTACATCAACATCGATTTCATCACCTTTTATAAGAGATTGTAGGGGTCTCCCCTTGACTTCACACATCACTCTCCTATAACGGAATGGAACCTTCACCGTGAGCACCTGACCGATAAGTGGAATGTCTATGTTTTTATTCAATAGGAGGTGCGCCTTATTCACATGAATTTGGTCGATACTCTCTGCACTTTTCTGTGTAATTTTGAGTCGTATGTACCTTTTACCGTTAAATTCGTACATGGGTTGATATACTGAGGCTACAAACTTCATAGGTTTCTGTTACGATAGAGTAGAATTAAAACTATAAGTACCACAATGATCAATAAAATCATGTGTGTCAGAAGGATGGGTTGGAGAGGCTCCCTCGTACCAAATTCCTGGTGACTGAGGGACCTTGATACCTCAACGGCGGCTTCGATGCTCGAATAGGGTGTCTTCCTCGGGGACATCATACCACACATGGCAACTTTGGGGCATTTCCCAAAAAAGGGGAGCTGTCCATGAAGACTGAGAACCCCAGAGGATTGGGAAAATTGCCATCGCTCACCATCCCAATCTGCACCCCAACCTATTCGAATATCTTTGGGGGTGGGTACATCTAATTCTTCTAAAACGAGGCTTTTTAACTCCTCTGGTGGAGTATTCATAACATTTTCATTGAGATCTGTAATTATACAGGATATGGTTACACCATCTGACAATACAACTGGTTGAAGTCTAAGTTTTGTGGATGTTATGATTTCTACCTCATCCTCAATTTTGACGGGTTCATCAAAGTCTAAAAGAATATTGATACACCCGTAGGTACTTTCTTGGACCTTCTTCACGGCATCGTCGCCCCAGTTGTCACCCAATAATTTTATGGCTGGACTGTTATCGAGACAGAGAAAGAGCATACCGTCATCGATCACGGTCGCGTCCGAAAATGTCGCTTTATACCCATCCTCAAAGTACTCTAATTCTGTTAATTCGTTACCAAATACAAAATTCGCACCGACATCGAGGACTGCCTGTTCCATCGCGTCACACATGACCTTACCTGAGACCCGTTGTGTGTACTGTTTAGATAAGGCGACGTAGTCAAAACTTTTAACAAACTCGTAGGCTGACATGACATCCCATGTAACACCGTCCATCAATAGTGGGAGGTGTTCGAGTAAAGTTTCCCCCTTTTCTGAAAGATCACCCAGAGCATCTTTTAGAGAGACTCCCCTATAGTGTTCGGGTTTGGTTAGAACCCTAAAAGATAGTGAAGTCAGG